CGAAGGATACATCGATTCTTATGGGATACCTGTCTTTGACACACCAAAAACACCAAGAGAAGATCCGCATGGAACAAAAATTAAAATAGGTGTAATTGAGTATTGGCAAAACGAAGTAGATGGTCTAAAAGAAGATCAAGATGGATTAAATGAATTTTACAGACAATTTCCAAGAACAGAAGAGCACGCGTTTAGAGATGAGGCTAAATCATCTTTATTTAATTTAACAAAAATATATCAACAAGTAGATTGGAATTCTGATTTAAAAAACAGCGGTATAATAACTCAAGGTAGTTTTCAATGGGCTAATGGAGTAAAGGATACAGCTGTTATATTTACACCAAACAATAAAGGTAGATTTTTTATATCATGGGTACCGCCTGTAGCAATGCAAAACAAAGTAGTAGCAAAAGATGGATTAAAATTTCCTGGAAACGAACATTGTGGAGCCTTTGGATGTGACAGTTATGATATATCAGGTACAGTAGATAATAGAGGATCAAATGGAGCTTTAACAGGTCTAACTAAGTTTAGCATGGAAAACGTTCCACCAAATCATTTTTTCTTAGAATATATCGCTCGTCCACAGACAGCTGAAGTGTTTTTTGAAGATGTTCTTATGGCATGCGTATTTTATGGTATGCCCATATTAGCAGAGAATAACAAACCTAGGCTTTTATATTATTTTAAAAGAAGAGGCTATAGAGGTTATTCAATAAATAGACCAGATAAAAAATATAACAAACTTTCTGTAACGGAAAGAGAAATAGGTGGAATACCTAATTCAAGTGAAGATATAAAACAAGCTCACGCAGCTGCTATAGAGTCTTACATAGATGAATACGTTGGATTAAAATCAAACGGTGACCATGGAGATATGTATTTTCAAAGAACTCTTGAAGACTGGGCAAAGTTTAATATAAATAATAGAACATCACACGATGCATCTATTAGTTCAGGATTAGCTATAATGGCTTGTAATAAAAATAAATATAGACCAAATCCTATAGTTGAAAGAAAAGTTTTTAGTTTAGGTTTTAAAAAATATAACAACAAAGGATCAATGTCAAAAATAATTGAATAAATGAAGTCAAAAATGTATACTAATTCTAATAGCGCTTTTCCAAGTCAGGTAGTACCAGATGCAGAAAAAGCTTCGAGAGAATATGGTGCTCAAGTAGCATCCGCTATTGAAACTGAATGGTTTAATCAAGGTAGAACTAACGGTAATAGATATCTTACAAGTTTTAATAACTTCCATCACCTTAGACTTTATGCTAGAGGCGAACAACCTGTTCAAAAATATAAAGATGAATTATCTATTAATGGTGATTTGTCTTATCTTAATTTAGACTGGAAACCAGTTCCAGTTATATCTAAGTTTGTTGATATTGTTGTAAATGGTATATCTAGTAAAAAATTTGATATAAAAGCATATGCTCAAGATCCTGAGTCTGTTAAAAAAAGAACAGAATATGCTAATAAAATAGCCGCAGATATGTTTGCTCAAAAGCAAATTCAACAAATGCAAGGTTTATTTAATAGAGATGTTTCTCAATCAGGAGTTGCAGCTGATCAATTACCACAAACCAAAGAAGACTTAGAGCTTCATATGCAACTTACTTATAAACAAAGTATTGAAATTGCAGAAGAAGAAGCTATAACAACTACTTTAGCTAAAAACAAATGGGAACTAACAAAACGTAGAATAAACCAAGATCTTGTTACTTGCGGTATAGCAGCTACAAAAACTTCGTTTAATAAATCAAGCGGTATAGAAATTGACTATGTTGATCCTGCTTACATGATTTACTCATACACAGAAGATCCAAACTTTGAAGATATATACTACGTTGGTGAAGTTAAATCTATAACTATACCAGAACTTAAAAAACAATTTCCTGATATTTCTAATGAAGAATTACAAAAAATTCAAGAAATGCCTGGTAATAGACAATATATAACTGGTTGGGGTAATTACGATGCTAACACTGTTCAAATATTGTACTACGAGTATAAAACTTATATGAATCAAGTTTTTAAACTAAAGTACAATGAAAATGGTTTAGAAAAAATTATTCAAAAAACAGATGAATTTAATCCACCACCTGCTGATACTTATGATAAAGTTTCACGTAGTATAGAGGTTTTATATTCAGGAGTAAAAGTACTAGGTACTAATACTATGTTAAAATGGGAACTATCAGAAAATATGACTAGACCTTTTTCAGATTCTACAAAAGTAGAAATGAATTATGCTATATGTGCTCCAAGAATGTACAAAGGCAAGATAGAGTCTTTAGTTAGTAAGATAACAGGTTTTGCTGACATGATACAGCTTACTCATTTAAAAATGCAACAAGTGCTAGCTAGGTTAGTACCAGATGGTGTATTTTTAGACATGGACGGTTTAGCAGAGGTTGATTTAGGTAATGGTACAAATTATAATCCAGCTGAAGCATTAAACATGTATTTTCAAACTGGTTCTATAGTTGGTAGATCATTAACTCAAGATGGCGAACTAAATAGAGGTAAAGTTCCTATACAAGAATTATCTTCTTCATCAGGAGGAGCTAAGTTACAGAGTCTTATACAAACTTATCAATATTACTTACAAATGATAAGAGACGTAACAGGTCTTAATGAAGCTAGAGATGGTAGTTTACCAGATAAAGATGCTTTAGTAGGCCTAGCTAAAATGGCTGCTAATCAATCTAATATTGCAACTAAGCATATTAATCAAGCTAGTCTTTATTTATCTCTTAGAATATGCGAAAACGTTTCTTTAAAAATAGCAGATGTTTTAGCTTTTCCATTAACACACAACGCTTTAATAGAAAGCATATCACTTTACAACGCTCAAACTTTAGGAGAAATTAAAAACCTTAATCTACACGACTTTGGTATATTTTTAGAACTAGAACCCGAAGAAGAAGAAGAAGCTCAACTAGAGCAAAACATACAAGTTGCTTTACAAAGTGGTGGTATTGATTTAGAAGACGCTATTGATATACGTCAAATTAAAAACTTAAAATTAGCTAATCAATTACTTAAACAAAAACGTAAAAAGAAAATATTAAGAGATCAACAATCTCAACAAGGAATGATTCAAGCTCAAGCGCAAGCTAACGCTAAAGCTTCTGAAGCTGCTGCATTAGCTGAAGTTCAAAAAAACGCAGCTATGACAGAGTCTAAAGTTCAATTAGAACAAGCTAAGTCTAATTTTGAAATAAGCAGAATGCAAACAGAGCTAGAGATTAAAAAGCAATTAATGGCTCAAGAGTTTGAATATCAAAAACAATTAGCTCAAATAACTCAAGGATCTACAACTCAAAAAGAACAAGAGATAGAAGATAGAAAAGACAAAAGAGTTAGAATACAAGGAACACAACAAAGTAAATTAATAAATCAAAGACAAACAGACGCGTCTCCTACAGATTTTGAAGGAGCTGGACCGTCGCAACTAGGTACTTTTGGTTTACAAAATATGATGCCACCTAGTTAAACTATTTAATAATTATATAATATCTTATCATGTCAGAACAAACAAAAACAAATGAACCTGTTAAACAGGAAGGAGACTTTAAAATAAAGTCTAAAAAACCAAAAAACTTAGGAAAAGTAAGTTCAAATGAAATCGTAAAGGTAGATTTGACTAGCCCAGAAGCTACAGGAGAAATAACACCTGCTATAATAAAGGTTGAAGTTCCTAAAGAATTAATAAAAACAGAAGACAATGCCATTCGTATCGAAGAAACAGGAACAGTTCTTGAAGATAAACAAACCGGAGATTTGGTTGAAGTGGAAAAACAAGTATCAGAGCCCAGCTCCGTTATTGAAGACTCTCCACTACAAGAAATAACTGAAGAAGAAGTAAAACAAGTTACCAATGAAGTAAAAGAAGCTATTAGAGATGAAAAAGTTTTAGGTAAACAATTACCAGAAAACATTGAAAAATTAGTTACTTTTATGGAAGAAACAGGTGGGTCAGTTCAAGACTATGTTTCTTTAAACAAAGATTACTCAGATTTAAGTCCTGCTCAAGTACTTAAAGAATATTATACAAAATCAAAACCACATTTAGATCAAGAAGAAATATCATTCTTAATGGAAGATAATTTTGACTTTGACGAAGACGTGGATGAAGCAAGGGAAATAAGAAAAAAGAAACTTGCTTTTAAAGAAGAAGTTGCAAATGCTAAAAACTACTTAGAAAGTTCAAAAAGTAAATATTACGACGAGATCAAGTTGAGACCGGGCGTTACTCAAGAACAGCAAGAAGCTTTAAGCTTTTATGACCAATACAAGAAGCAGCAAGAAAATGCTAAACAATTACATGGAGACTTTAGAGACAATACTAAGAAACTCTTTAACAATGAATTCAAAGGTTTTGATTTTAATGTTGGGGAAAAAAAATTTAGATATGGTATTAAAGATCCTTCAAGAGTTGGTGAAACACAAGTGGACGTACAAAACTTTGTTGGAAAATACTCCGACGATAAAGGTAATATTGTAGATCCAGCTGGATATCACAAAGCTATGTATGCTGCTATGAATGCTGATAAACTAGCTCATCATTTTTACGAACAAGGAAAAGCGGATGGCGTTAAAGACGTTATACAAAATTCTAAAAATCCATCACAAGACGGACCTAGGCAAGTTGCCCAAGAGAATGCTTTTGTAAACGGATTAAAAGTAAAGTCAATTAGCGGTTTAGATTCATCAAAATTAAAAATTAAAAAAAGAAAATTTAACTAAAAAATTAAAAAATTATGGCTTTAAGTCCTCAATTTGGAAGTATAATACCTTCCCAGGCACAGCAAATTTTAGCAAACAACTACCTTCAATTTAATGGTGGTGCTAATGATTTTGCACAACAATATCTACCAGAATTATATGAACAAGAAGTAGAGAGATATGGTAACAGAACGTTATCAGGTTTCTTAAGAATGGTTGGCGCTGAAATGCCAATGACTTCTGATCAGGTAATATGGTCTGAACAAAATAGATTACACATAGCGTACAATGGTTGTACTTCTTTATCTGCTGCTGGAACAATTACAATTCCAGTAACTACTGCGGCTGTAGCAAACCCAATTTTAAATGTAATATCTCCTGGCGCAACTATCGTTGTTATGGATGCATTTGGTAACGAAGCAAAATGTTTTGTAAGAATATCAGATACTACTCCCGCTGGTGGTGGTAATAACCCTGGTCGATTAACTGTAGAGCCTTATGGTTTTGCTAATTTAATTGCTGCAGGTATTGCTGATGGAGCTGCAAACAAGATATTTGTTTATGGTTCTGATTTCCAAAAAGGAACATCTACGTCTAATGCTGCTGTAGGCGCAAACACTTACGCTTCAGCATTAAACCCTATGGTTACTGTAACACCTCAGTTTACACAATTTGCTAATACTCCTATCATAATTAGAAGTACTTATACTATTAATGGTTCTGACACTGCTCAGATCGGTTGGGTAGAAGTAGCTACTGAAGATGGAACTGGAGGTTACTTATGGTATCTAAAAGCTGAATCTGAAACAAGATTACGTTTTGAAGATTACTTAGAGATGGCAATGGTAGAAAGTGAGTTATCAGTTGGTGGACCTGCTGCTTTAACAGCGCAAGGTCTTGGAACACAAGGTTTATTCGCTGCTATTCAAGCAAGAGGTAACGTAGAAGTAGGATTTACTGCTGCTGCGGGATTAGATGCTTTTGATGCTATTCTTAAAAATCTTGATACTCAAGGAGCTATTGAAGAAAACATGCTTTTCTTAAATAGATCTACAGCTCTTGATTTTGACGATATGCTAGCTTCTATCTCTGGAGGATTCTCTGGTGGTACTGCGTTTGGATTATTTGAAAATTCTGAAGAAATGGCTTTAAACTTAGGTTTTAGTGGTTTCAGAAGAGGTTCTTATGACTTTTACAAAACTGACTGGAAATACTTAAATGATGCTTCAACACGTGGTGCACAAGTTGGACCTGCTTCAATTGAAGG